GTGACCAGCGCCGGGGCCACTAACCTAGCGCTTGGCGTGAGCTTGCAGCGCCTGGGTGGACTGGTCTTTACGCAGGCTGCTGAAACCATGCAGCTTATCCACCATCTGGGTCTGCGCAGTACGCTGGACGGTATCACCTCCCTGCCTAAGATGTTCGGAGAAGTCGGGCGGTTGAAGAAGGGGCAAGCCTCTAACAACCACATCCTGACCTCTATCGAGCAGTATGGCGGTGAGATTGGTACCGAGAGCTACAAGATGGTGGCGCCACTAGACCCACCTGATGTACGGGTGGAGCAGTACATGGAGCAATCCGGTGTGCTGTCTCGCCTGCTGCGTGGTGGTGGTCACCTGCAGTCTAAGATCAGCGGGTTCCGTGGGCTCATGTCCGCACAGCACCGTATGGCCGCAGAGCAGATCGTCATGAAGGCCGCAAGGTTTATTCATGATGGTGGCGAGGATGTGGCTCTGCGGGATATGGGCTTTACGCCAGACGTTGTAGCCAGTATGAAAGCTGACCTGGGCAACGTTGCTAAGTGGGATAGCCAGGGGCGACTGCAAGCGTTTGACTTGACTCAGGTTACAGACCCACGCACAGCCGAGGCATTCGTGCAAGCTGTGCACCGAGGCACTAGCCAGATCATTCAAGGCGCGTTCATCGGGGAGCGCAACAAGTGGTTCCATAACGACTACTTGAAGCTCATGCTCCAGCTTCGGACCTTCGGCCTGACCGCCGTAGAGAAGCAGTGGGGGCGTACCCGCATGAACCATTCCTACAGTTACGCTGCGGGGATGCTGCTCGGCCAGATGGCTCTAGTCCTACCAATCCACTTGGCACGGGTTAACCTTGCCGCTGCTGGGCGGGAGGACCGTGAGCGCTACCTCAAGGACAACCTGAGCCCCGCTGCTCTGGTCCGTGCCACTATGAACTACACCAGCCTCTCGGGGCTAAGTGGAGACGTGCTGGAAATCGGATCAGGCATCGTAGCTGGGTGGGGCGATCAGCAGACTAAGGAACTGCTGGGTGCCCGACAACAGGCTACAGGTGTGGGCCGTATTATCCCCGCTGCTGGGTCCATTGATACAGCAGTACGGGTAGCCTCTGGCAAATCAGACTTGCACACAGCCCTCAAGCAATTGCCTTTCTCCAATCTCTGGTACATCGCACCAGCAATCAACCTTACGAAGGACTAACTATGAGCAACACCACGGTGGAGCGTATCGCTGAAATCGCTAAGGATGCGCCCATCGTGGGGGTATCTGGGGCAGTAGTATTTGGAGTACCCTTGAATAACGTCATCATCTGGGCCACGCTTGTATGGGCGGTGGTCCGCGCTGCCCAGGCATCCCTGGAGCTTTACTGGAAATGGAAGGATCGTCGTGAGCAAGGCAAGTGAATCCAAGATGAACGAGCTGCATGAGCAGCTTGCCCAGACCCTCATTACTATGACACAAGTGCGTGAGGTAGAGGAAACGGTTGGGGAAGGGGATGACGCTGTTGTGGTCAAGAAGACTATCGACCCGTCCCCTGCTGCTCTAGCCGTAGCTGCTAAGTTCCTAAAGGACAACAGCATCTTCTCTACTCCGGAGCAAACAGATGCCCTGTCTGAGTTGCAAGACAAGCTCAAGCAGAAGCAACAACGCCGCCCTACATCTCGTGACCTCAAGGAGGCCATGGGCAAGATCGGCCAAGAGCTGCTGCAATGAGTAAGAGAGAGAGTGACGAGGCAGCCCTAGTACGGTGGAACAAGCTAGAGCTGCTGCAGAACCACTATCAGGAGTTCGTACCGTTCCTGATTGACATGATGGCTGAGCTGGGGTTCAGTACCGATGAGATTCAGGAGGACATTGCCGAGTTCCTAGAGCACGGCCCTCAGTATCTCATGGTGCAGGCCCAGCGGGGTCAGGCCAAGACTACCATCACTGCTATCTTTGCGGTGTGGTGTCTTATCCATAATCCTAAGTGGCGTATCCTGATCGTATCGGCGGGTGATCGCCAAGCGTCTGAGATTAGTACGCTGATCGTGCGGTTGGTTGGTACGGTGGACATTCTTGAGCCCCTGCGGCCTGATAAGACTGCCGGGGATAAGACCTCGACAGATGCCTTCGACGTACACCACAGCCTCAAGGGCGTTGACAAATCCCCATCTGTCCGCAGTATGGGGGTTACCTCTAACTTGCAAGGCGCACGGGCTGACCTGCTGATTGCCGATGACGTGGAGAGTGGTAAGAACAGCCGCACGGCTATCCAACGTGAGCAGCTACTGCACATCACTAAGGACTTTACCTCTATCAACTCCACGGGCCGGATTGTGTACCTCGGTACCCCTCAGTCCATCGAGTCCATTTACAACACCTTGCCGGGGCGTGGGTTCACCGTCCGCATTTGGCCTGGGCGCTACCCGACCGCTGAGCAGCTTGACCATTATCAAGATGCCCTGGCGCCTATGATTGCTGCGGCCTTGCGGGTCGATCCGACCTTGGGAACGGGGCACGGCCTGGATGGTCTGCAAGGAAAGGCCACCAGCCCTAGGATCGTCTCGGAGGGCGCCTTAATTGCAAAAGAGTTGGATCAGGGGCAAGCCTACTTCCAACTGCAACACATGCTGCTCACGGCGCTCACAGACGCCATGCGCTACCCCCTCAAGCCTGAGAACCTAGTCGTGCTGCGGATGCAGGGCGACATGGCACCAATGACCGTTGTGCGCTCCTTCGGGCAAACCACGGCCTTCACGGTGAATGGTAAGGGCTACCGCATGTCTCCCGCCTTTGAGGGAGGCACGGGCAGCGTGGGCAAGCTGACTAGTTCCGTCCTCTACATCGACCCTGCTGGTGGCGGCTTAAACGCCGACGAGACTGGATGGGCTGTGGTGGGGCTGCTGAACTCTAACGTCTACCTGCGGGGAGTCGGTGGGGTTCCTGGCGGCTATGACGGTAAGCAGCTACAGGAGATCGCTGATCTGGTGGTGAAGTATCGCCCGCAGGTTGTAAAGATCGAAAAGAATATGGGGCACGGTGCATACCGCGCTGTGGTTACCCCCATTATCCGAGCCACGTGTGAACTCCGAGGTATCCCTATGCCGGGTATCGAGGACGACTATGTGACCGGGCAGAAGGAACAGCGTATCATCAACACCTTGGAGCCTATCATGGGCCGAGGTGCGCTGATTGTTGATGAGAGCGTTATCGAAGCTGACCACTCCAGTGTGCAGCGATACGACATTCGCTTACGCCAGACATACTCCTTCTTCCATCAGCTATCTAAGCTGACCCGAGAGCGCAATGCTCTCATCCACGATGACCGTATTGATGCGGTTGAAGGCGCGGTGAGACACTACCAGGATGCCCTGGCTGTAGATCAGAAGAAGGCTGTAGAAGCAGCCGAAAAGCGCGAATACGCCCAGATGATGAAGAACCCCTTGGGGCTCCCACTCAATAGGCAAGGTCCACCCCGGACAATGAGCCTGCTATCTAAGCGGGTTCGGAAACTCTAACTAAGAGGAATCTCCAAATGCGAGCATCTACACTCCCTAACCTCCATGGCCTCATCGACAACGGTCTGCATCTCCGCATTCAATTGGCTAAGGCACTCTCCCGCGTTGAGGTGTACCGCAAGCGTGGGCAGAATGAGCCCGCCTCTGCTGCTGCCCTCAAGGCATTCCTGCAAGCGGGTATCACTTCCCTGGACGCTGGTGGCGTGACCAGTATCGCTATCTCCCCCACTACTAACAGTGGCGCGGCTGGTGGTACTGTGCAGACTACGGTCACATTCACTCCTAGCACTGCACTGAACAAGGGCGTGACATACACCACCTCGGATGCAACCAAGGCTACGGTGTCTGCTACTGGCCTCATCACCCGTGTGGCTACTGGCTCTGCGACTATCACAGCCCGCAGCGTTGCTGATCCCACTAATACTGCCACTGTGGCCGTGACTGTCAGCTAATGTCTGACACTCGCCGCCGCGTTGCTAAGTGGGCGGTGGCTGTACTCATCAGTCTAGAGGCTGTCATGCTGGTTCCTTACAAGGACTCAGCGGGCGTCTGGACTGATGGCGTCGGCAACACCAAGGGAGTAGTCCCTGGTAAACCCATCACGCTAGAGAAGGCCATGTCCGATCTGGACAACAACCTTCGAGAATACGAGCAGACTGTCAGCCAAGCGTTGACTAAACCTGCAACGGATGGGCAGTTTGCTGCCTATACCCTATTCACCTTCAATATCGGCTCTGCGGGTTTCCGTATCAGCACCACCCCTAAAGATCACAATGCAGGCCGCTACATGGATGCCTGTCTGCGCATGCTCCGCTGGGACATGATTACCGCCAATGGTAAGAAGCAAGTGCTAAGGGGTCTGGCTAATCGCCGGTATGAAGAGTACAACATCTGTATTGCAGGAGTACCACAAGATGGACTATCTACGCTTCAAAGACGCAGCAGGTAAGGACCATACCGCGTCCGCTACGAACCCTTTTCCGGTTACTGCGGTTAGCGCAGGCGGGGCAGTAGCCTCAGACCTAGGCGGGGCCTTCGTGAAGACTAAGCCGCTAGTCAAGGTAAACCGTAGTGTTAGTGCAACAGCTACCGCCGCCACTGCAGTGCCCGGTAATGCGGGGCGCACTCGTATTGTACTCCAGAACATTGATCCTACTAATAGCTTCTGGTTTAACCTGGGTGCTGCTGCGGTAGCTAATGGTTTAGGCAGTATGCGGGTAGGACCAATGGAGCGGGTGGAGTTAGAGGGCACCTCGGACTACCTTAGTGTACTGGCACCTACAGCAGTAAACGTCACTATCTGGGAGTTCTGATGACCCGCGTTTTGCTATTCGTCTGTGCAATTCTGCTAGCGGTGGCTGGAACGCTTGGGCTGGTGGCCCAGCAAGCCACCAAATCGGCCCGAGAAGCCCAGGCAAACGCTGCGGCCAAGGCTACCCAGCTTAGAGCAGCAAACGGGGCTCTGACGGCGTTTAAACTCGCCGCTGAGAAAGACCGGGAAATACTGTCTGAGCTGCTGCGTCGTCAGACTTTGCGGCTTAAAGAGTCCGAGAAGGCTCGGAAGGGTTTAGAGAATGCTCTTAAAGATCATCGGGATTGGGCTGACCAGCCTATCCCTAGTGGCGTGCTCGACGCCATCGACGGTGTACCAGCAAGTAAACCGCAGGGTTCCTCCACACCTGCTGCAGGACTGCCCAATCCCTGAGCGTGGGGGTAATACCAACGGATCGCTAGCCTTGCACAATCAGGCGCTTAAAGATGCGATCAAGCTGTGCAATCTGGATAGAGAAGCACTGAGGGAATGGGATGCCGAACTATGACGTAAGTGTACGCCAGGATTGGTTCCTTCCCTTGGTGGGTGGAGCTGAGTTTAATCGCATCAAGCTACCTAAGCCAATCATCTTTACTAGTCGCCCATACCCGGTAGAGGCCGAAGATGCTACTACAGCAGCCTTCCGCATGCGAGATGCCTTTGATGTAAACTATCTGGACATTAGCACGGCCTCTCTACCAGTAGTGTATGATATTACTTTGCGCACAGCTTTCCAGGCGTACACCCTGTGGCCTGTAGAGGCGATTACCCCTAGCATAGTAGCCGTATCTAGTGCAACGCTAGCCACGCAGTTTAAAGAGTACAAGCTGTGGCCTTTTGAGCCAATCACTCCTACAACTGTGCAGCTTTCCAGTATTACGCTAAAGCAGGTGCTTATCTCGTACACTAGATGGCCTACGGAGAATATCCAGTCCACCATCACAACCCTCACAGGAGTTACACTCACATGAACCTAGATACATCCTCGGCTGCCCGAGTGGCGGGGAGATTCAAACTCCAGCGTA